AGTGCCAGCTTTTCCAGTCGCTGTCTTGGTTATCCTGCCCCAGCTTCCACAGGTCGTGAAACCAGTTGCGCCCTTTGGGCGTGCCGATGAACATCCCTCGGCCCTTCCTGTCTGACAGAGACGCCCTGATGACCTGCTCCCACGCCTCTGGCTTGATGTCGGCCACCTCGTCCAGCACTGCATACGTCAGGCTCACCCCGCGCAGCGTGTCGGGTCGGTCCGCGCCCCTAACGTAGATACGCGCACCATTGACCATCGTGATGTCCAAGTTGTTCACGTGTGATGACTGGATCACGTCTCGCCCGAGGTCCAGCAGCAAGTCCCAGATGATCTGCCGCGACTGCCCCATCGTTGGGCTGACGTACAGCACAGCACTGCCCGGTGGGCACTTGAGCGCCTCAATGATCAGTGTCGTCGCGGCGAGTCTCGACTTCCCACAGCGCCGCCCGGCGGCGATCACCTTGAACCGGGTCTGGTCAGAGTAGACCTGCTGTTGCCATGGCAGTAGGCTGAAGTTCAGGTCAGACATCCGTAACATCCTCAGCCGGGATGACCGTTGGTTCGCCCAGACCCGTGATGTTGATCGTGATGGCGCTGCGCTGGTTCTTGTCCTTTTCGAACATACCGATCGGCAGCGTCCTGTCCATGCACATCTTCAGCGCCGCCATCTGACCGGGGTGCTCATCGTTGAGCGCAATCTGGATCACTTTCTCGGCGACATCCTTGCCGCCAGACCTGATCATCAGCTCTTTCAGCTCCTTGATGCGTTGGTGATCCGTCTTCGGCAAGATCGCAGGCGGATTCTCTGCGTACCTCTGGATCGTCATCTTGATCGGTCGCCCGCGTTTTTTTGGCGTAGTCACGGAATGGGATTCCATCTTTTGTCCTTTTTGGAAGTTGGCAGCCGAATTGTAGGTCAAATAGTCATTTTTCGTTTTTTCAGAGGGTTGGGGGCACCTGTAACTTTTTGTCTAACAGCCAGACCCCTCCCCCCCATGCTTCAGGCTTCAACCTTTGAGGCTTCAAGCAAACTGCAAACTACTTGAGGCTTAAAGTATTGAGGCTTCAAGCAAAAAGCGAGAGAGCAGGTGGGTGCTTTTTGCCAGTACCTGATAGGCTTGGCCACCATAGCTAAAGGCTATCAACTATTCGTTTACGTTAGCAATTATCAATAGGTCTTCGATGTTGTCGCCAGGGCGAAACCCGGCATTGTGCAACACTGTATAAATTGCCAGAAGATTTCGGAACCCTTCCGACAAGTCACCAGCACCAGCCGCCAATAATATGGCGCGCTCATCATCTTTCAAGCGACGGAAAAAATTAACGGTATCTAATTTGCAGGGTCTAACCATGGCCCGATTCTAGTGTAGTCAAGCGTAGTCATGTGTAGTCATGCCCTGGCTACGCGCAAACCCGCATGGATAGGGGCTTGCAGCCATTGTTAGTCATGTAGTCATATTTTTTTGCGGGTCTTATGCTGCATGGTGTTGTCGGTGGCGTGCACGTGTACTTGGCCCGTTTCGCCTATATACATATATTTATTCTCTAAGATATAAGAAAACAATGACTACATGACTAACATCTCTTGAAACCCGCATGGTTATTGGGCTAGAGCGTAGTCATGGCCATGACTACCGACGACTACAGACGACTACAAACCCTCAAAACCTAGGGTAAACACCTAGAAAATAGTTATTGACACTGCAAAGAAATTCTTTACACTAGATACATCAACAACCTGGAGCACCACTATGAAATTTGCATTCATACCCAAAGCCGCCTACACAATCGGCCAAGTCATCCAAGTGCATGGCAAGCCCATGCAAGTGGAAAGCTACACACACACGGGCAAGAACGTAACAGTTCACTCGCTTGAGGGCGCGCCTAAATTCGAACGCATCATTTGCGTATGCACTGACGCGCCCGCTATCGAGGGGGTGACAGCATGAAAGACTACTTATTAGCCGTTGCCTTGGGTCTCGCCTTATGCGCCCTTGTTCTCCATGGGCTTGATGCTCTGTTTTATTGATAAGGGGAAAATCATGACTCGCTCAGAACGCGCAATTCACAATTTTAATTATTGGTACAACTGGCATGGCCATTGGATGTACAGCACAAAAGAAGCCGCATTCAAAACGTGGGTTGAACGCGGCGTGGTTGATTTAGACGACGCGCCTGCCGGGATTGTTTTTACTGACTTGGCCCGATAACCCAGCCGCTAGCCTGCAAAGGCTATCGGGTGTGCATCTTCGCCACTATCCACGAAAGTAAAGTAATGACACAACGAATCACCCGCGCGCATCTTGACGCCAAAGCCGCCACCCTTAACAGCATGACGAAATCACCCGCTGAGCCATACCGCACCGTTGATGGCAAAGCCGTCGCCAATAAAGGCAACTATCACATAAGCGGCGCATACGGCGGGTACAGCCTGCACCGCATGGCCACCGAAGGCGGCGGCGTGTCTGATGTGTTCAGCATTGGTCACGTGCCCGCGCGTGAGTTGGCGGGCTTGATGTCCGCCTACACCGCCGGTTTGTATGACGCAACACGGAGCGCAACATGACAGCATCCCAATTAGCCGCTATCCGCGAACTCAGGGCCGAAGGTTGGGCCGTGATTCTTTGGACGCCTGAAGAACTGAACGGGGTTGACCCGTCAGACGTTGAAGACCAGTCCATTAGTTTTGCGTCTGAATATCTGATACCCGCAGAACCCGAAACCGAAACGGGTGAAGACCTCGCCCAGTTTTATGGCCCGTCAACACGTTAAGGAGCACAAACCATGATTGAATTCACACACGCCACTACACGCTACACCGTCAAGCCCGAGAACGCGCAGGAATACCGCCGACTGGCGGCAAAACCGCCAAAAATCAAACGCAAGGTTGACGCTAAGTACGACAGCATGAAACGCGGTTACCCCGAGTTTTACGCGGGCATGACGACTGACGACTATGTGAGCCAGTACGCAAGCCTGAATTCTCGCTTACTACTGAAGGGCGAAGGGTTTACGTTTGCCGACCGACCTGCGCCCATGCTGGACGCTGCACAGCCCGAAGTGCTGGAAGAACTCGACCCGGATTACATCTACACACCTACAAAGGCTAAAAAGCAGACAGTCGCCAGTTTGAAAGCCGCCATCGCGCAAGCCCTCGAATCCCTCAAGCAAGGCGACACTGACACGGCCCAATGCGTGCTCGCTGAGGCGCTGCGATGATTTATGCGTGCTTGGCGTTAATCCTACGCATACTAACCAAGAGGGGCCCTTAGGGGCCCTTTTTTTTATGGTGTCTCGGCCATTCGCCTAAGGTCAGATTTTGCAGTGCCCACCAAGTCAGGGGCGCAAAAAATATGTTTCTTGGCGGTCAGGTCACGCGACATGAGACGGCCACAGTCAACCCAGCCTGCCTCTTTGATCGCGTGCAGCAACGCGCCCTGGACAACCTTAACACCCTGGGGCGCGAGGCCCTGCAAGCGGTCACAGAGAGCATGGAAGGGCGAACCGATGACACCACGGGCGAACTCTCCGGACTTGCGGCGCAGCATATCCACGATAAACGCCTCAGCGGTACTCATGCCATGCTCGATCATGATCTGCTTGGCCTCAGTTACTGGTGGCGGTGCGCTTGGGTTCCATGCGCTCACGTCACGGGTGTGCAGGTAGTGGGCGACTGCTTGGAACCCGTTTTGATTCTTGTACCAGTTCCACAGCGCCAGTGCCTCGCGCTCAGTTAGGCGCGCAGCCTCACACCAGATCACAAACCAACGGCGATCCTCAGAGGGCAGCGAGATGGCCACGCGCTCGTTTGAGAACGCGATCACGAAAAGCCGATTGAGGGCGTAATACGGGTGCAGGCCCTTGCGGTTAACGGTCAGCAGCTCAGGGGGCGCAGCGATGATCGGCTTGAGGGTGTTTTCCAGCGCGCGGCGGTCCTTGGCGTCAGCCTGGCGCAGCTCAGAGATTTCCATCACTTCGCATTCGAGGGCGTAACCCCACTGAGACGTTAAGTCCTCGTTTTTGACCAGTGAACAGTTGCGCTTCGCATCGCCACCAATGGCCCAAAAGAACGGCGCAAACATGGTGTCCTTGCCGCACCCGTGCGTGCCGCCCATCAAGATCGCGTGGTTGATCTTGTGGCCGGGGAACTGGACCTTATGGGCGAGAGCGTTAAGCAGGTGCTCACGTTCGAACTTCTCGGGGACAAGGCGCTCGACATGGCGCAGCCACGGGGACACGTCACCAGCCATCGGTTGAGGGCGCGCGTTAACCCATCGGTTACCGTAGGTTAAGCCGTCCCGGTTGACGATCGTGCCCGACCCGGCGGCGTAGGTGACGCTGACCAGCGACTGTGCGCCCTTGTCTTGGCGCTGCTCATCGAACGAATAACTGGCCTCGACCTTGCGGCCATTGTGGACGGACTTGCAACCGATGTGCCGGAACATGGCATTAAAAGTGGAGCGCGACAGCTCGCGCCTGTCTTGCAGGTCAAAGTAGGCGTCGTCGTCTTGCAGG